TTTAGCACCCATAGCGGCTGGTGCTGGTGTTGGGATAGATGAACTTAATGCTGCAATATCTACTGTCACTGCAACTGGTGTTCCTGTTGAATCAACATTTGCTGGACTACGACAAGTTATTGCTTCTATACAAAAACCAACAGGTGAAGCTTCAAAAGCGGCTGAAAAACTTGGTATAGATTTTAATGCTACTGCTTTAAAAACTAAAGGACTTAGTGGTGTATTAGCAGAAGTTGTAGAAAAAGGTGGCGCAAGTGAAGAGACACTTGCATTATTGTTTGGCTCTGTTGAAGCAAGAACAGCAATACTTCCTTTGTTAAATGACCAGTTAGAAACTTTTAATAAAAACTTAGAGAATCAAGCTGAAGCTCAAGGTACTGCTGCGAAGGCATCTTTTGAGGCTCAAAACACTATTCAAGGTCAATTGACAAGATTAGGTGCTGCTTTTACTAATTTAACAACAGAGGGGTCTGAATTTGGCAATGTAATAAGAGACGTTATAAAAGTTGCCGCTGTAACAGTAGAAGGGCTTACAAAAGCTTTTGAACTTAGTTTGATACCATCAAGATTTTTAAGAAACATAGTAATGGAAATAGGTAATGTAATTGCTGATGCTTTAGGTATTGATAGTGTTGGTGTTTTGATATCTTTGGAAGAGGGTTGGCAAAAAGTGAAACAGGCAGTTACTGATTTTAGTGATGAAATTATATTTGCTGGTAGGGTAATTGGAGGTGTTATTGGTCAGTCTTTAAAAATATCTTTTAATGGTATTAAAACATTTTTTTCAAATGTAAAATTAATTGCTGAAATGTTACAAAAAGATTTTGCTTCATTTTTTCAAGGCTTACAACAAGGGTTTTTTAATCTTACAAAACCAGTAGTTAACTTTTTTAAAGGGCTACTTCAAACCGCAAAAAACGTAATACAAAAAATTGTAAAAATTTTTAATCAAGCATTTCAAAAAATAGATAGCCTTATTCCTGATGCACTAAAAGATTTACTTGGTGGATTTGAAATACCAAAAATTGATGTTGGCTTAGACTTTGGAGATTTTGAAAATCCATTTAAAGACTTTAAATTTGAAAACCCATTTAAAGAAATTGGAAAGGATTTTGAATTTATAAAAGAAGCTTTAATTAATTTTTCTGGAATTGAAAGAGAAACTTTAGAAATAATATTAGATCAAGCAAAAGGGAAAAAAAAGGTAACTGAAAACACAGTAAAACTAACAGAAGCACAAAAACAAGCTAAAGCTGAAGCAGACAAATTAAAGGAAACTTTTAAAAGTATTGGAGAATCCGTTAGAAATGATTTAGTTTCAAATTTGACTGATGCTATTGACGGGGCTAAATCTTTTGGTGATGCCATGAAAAATGTATTAGGTAGTCTTAAAAAAAGACTAATTAATCTCGCACTTGATAAAGCAATTAGTGGTATTGGTAGTACCTTAAGTGGTGGTAAAGGTTTTGGAGGTGGTTTTTTATCTGGTTTGTTTGGTAAAGAAAGAGGCGGAAGGGTATCGGCTGGTGGTGCTTTTGTCGTTGGTGAAAGAGGTCCAGAAATATTGCAGATGGGTTCTAAGGGTGGCAATATAATTCCTAACAGTGCTATTGGTGGCGGAGGTGACAGTATTACTAATATGATTACTGTTAATGTTGACGCAAATCAAAGTAATGTATCTGGTAACAATGCAAATGCAAATCAGCTTGGTAATCAAATCGCAATTGCAATTCAAACAGAGCTTATTAAACAAAAACGTGCTGGAGGTTTATTAGCATAATGGCAACTTTTCCAAGTATTACACCTCAATACAGTACTCAAGAAACTGTTGAACAAGACAGTTTGAGAATAAAACTTGGTGATGGATATGAACAAAGATTTGTACAAGGATTACCAGCAAATAAAAGATTAATAAATTTATCTTTAACTTTTAATGTCTCTACAACAGATGCGACAACAATTGACACTTTTTTAGATGCTCGTTTTGATGATCAAGATGCTTTTGACTTTACCCCACCTCATCATTCATCGGCTTTAAAGTTTGTTTGCACTAGAAGATCGAGAACGGCAATTCTAAACAACAGGGTTACAATGAATTTTACGTTTGAACAAGTAGCAGAACCCTAATGGCTATTCCTGTATCTGAATTACAAAAACTTAATCCAAGTGCAAGAATAGAACTTTTTGTAATGGAGCTTGTTGAGGGCTTGCATTATGCGACAGGCAACCCATCTAATGTTCCTACAACATATAGATTTCACGCTGGTTCTAATATGAATAGTAATGCAGAAATAATATGGCAAGGCAACACATATCAACGATTTCCCATAACATTTGAAGGTGCTGAATTTACTGGAAAAGGTCAAGTCCCCAGACCCACTTTAACAGTTGCAAATTTGGGCGGTATAACAAGAAGTGGCTCTGTTATAACTGTTACTGATTTGATGATTATTGTTAATTTAACTACTCCTCATAATGATTTAGCAGATGCCAAAATAACAAGAATAACAACCCACGCAAGTGAACTTGACGCTGCAAATTTTCCAAGTAATAATAATCCCTTCGGTACACCATCATCAAATGAATTACCACAAGAAATATTTTTTATTGATAGAAAAACAAGTGAATCAAGAGAGCTTGTTCAATTTGAGTTGGTGGGTGCTTTAGATCAAGCAAACAAAAAAATTCCAAAACGACAAGTAACAAGGAATGACTTTGCTGGTGTTGGTACTTTTATTAATAGATAATGACTTATTCTTGGAAACAAGATGCAATAAACCATGCAAAGAAATGTGACCCAGAAGAATCTTGTGGAATTGTTGGAAAGTTAAATAATAAAGAAAAATATTATCCTTGTAAAAATATATCCACTGAATTAAAACTAGAATCTTTTGTTATTGATCCTGTTGATTATGCAAATGTAGAAGATGCTGTAGATCAAATAACAGGAATTGTACATAGTCATCCGCAAGATATATTGGAATTTTCTAACGCTGACAAATATAGTTGTAAATCTATAGATATAACTTTTTATCTTATTTCTCCCAAATCGGATAAAATAGCAGTATTAAATCCAGACGAAATAGATGCTTAAAAAAATAAAAGTTTATGGTACTTTAAGGAAATTTTTAGGTCAATCTGAATTTGAAGTTGATCTTAATACACCTAGAGAAGCAATAAGTTTTTTGGTTTGTAATTTTAAAGGTATAGAGCAACATATGGCACAACAGTTTTACACAATAAGAGTAGGTGCAAAAATAATTACAGAGGATTTACTAAATTTAAATATTGAAGATGATATAAAAATTATTCCTGTTGTTCATGGAAATTTCTTTAATTTTATTATTGGTGCGGCTTTAAAATTTGCAGCGCCAAAGATAGGGGGATTTATTGGGGCTAATTTAATCTCAACAGTTTTAGGTGTCATTGGTACGAATATGCTTATTGATGGAGTCACATCAATGCTTACCCCACAACAAAATAATTTAAGTCCAACAGGGCAAGATAGTTTAGACCCAGCAGCTTTAGCTTCAAACTATTCTTTCACAGGGCTGACAAATATAAGTAATGCTGGTGTTCCAGTTAATTTAGTTTATGGAGAAATCTTGGTTGGATCTATTGTGGTTTCAAATGGTGTTGATACTGTACAGGTAGAGGGTAACAACTGATGGCTATTCAAGAATTTAATGAAAATACAGTTTTTAATAATCCTGATTTACCTAGTGGTGCGTTATCTTCAAAGCAATTTAATACAATTGTGGAATTGCTTGGGGAGGGAGAACTGGAGGGATCAGCAACAGCATCTAAGGCTAGTATTACAGATAAGACATCAACTGCATATTTCAATGCTTTTAAAAAAGATATATTTTTAAATGGCACTCAAGTTTTACAGGAAGCCGCAAGCAATACAGCACCACAAGATAGTGACTTTAACTTCAAAGATGTAGGTTTTGACTTCAGACTTGGAACAGCTAGTCAGACATTTATTGAAGGCATTTCAAATATTGAAACTGAGACTGTAATTGGTACAACTGTTACTACCTCAAATCCTGTTACTCATACTGTTACGCAATCAAATATTAATGCAGTCAGAGTTACTTTAAGATTTCCTTCTATGCAAAAATTTGAAGATAACGGAGACATAAACGGAGTAGAAGTAAATTTAATAATTAAAACAATAGAAAATGACGGCACAACAACAACTGTTATTGATGACACTGTAAAAGGAAGATCAACAAATGCTTATTTTAGAGATTATATAATTAAATTAAAATCAACAACTTCTTTTCCAGTAGCTATAAGAGTTGAAAGAGTAACAGCAGATAGCACAGACTCAAATTTAGTAAATGCTTTTCAATTTAATCAAGCAACTAATATAATTTTTG